CGTAACGGCGCCCGTGCCAGTGGTGTGGCCAAGTTGCCGGGAGTGCTCAACGAAAATGCCTATAACCGACTGCAGGAAAGTCTAGACCGCAGCATTAGTGGCGACAATAAGTTCAAGGTATTGCTGTTGGAGCAGGGCCTCGAGTTTACACCGATTACACTGAATAACGAAGACAGCCAATATTTGGAGACCAGGCAATTTCAAATAGAGGAAATAGCCCGCTTGTTTAGGGTGCCCTGCATATTGATCGGCCACCCCGACAAGACCAGCACCTATGCCAGCGCAGAGCAGTTTATGCTTTCTTTCGTAATACACACCATACGACCCTGGCTGGTGCGCATCGAGCAAAGCATCAACAAAAACTTGCTTGCAGATTCCGAACGGTCTGAATATTTCAGCAAATTCAAAATTGAAGGTTTGTTGCGTGGCGACACCCTGAGCCGATACCAGGCATATGCAAGTGCCAGACAGGCCCGGTGGATGAGTGCAAACGAAATCCGCGCTTTGGAAGACATGAACCCCATTGAGGGCGGTGACGACTACGAAAATCCCGCTATAGATACAAACAAGGGAGGTGATGTAAATGCAATACTCCCCATTGAAGAATAAAAGCACAGAAGATACAGAAAAACGCACATTCAGCATGGATAGGCTGGAACTAAAAGCCAGGGAAGAGGGGCGACCCTCTAAGATTGTTGGACATGCGGCAGTGTTTGACAGTGTGGCCGGTCCCGCATGGTTTCGGGAGAAGATAGCCCCCGGAGCATTTGCGCAGTCCATCAAGGACGATGACGTAAGGGCTCTGCTCAACCATGACCCCAACATGATTCTGGGCAGGACCAGGGCCGGCACATTGTCTCTTAGAGAAGATGACAAGGGTCTTTACATGGAAATTGACCCGCCGGATACGCAACTGGGCAGAGACCTCATGGTGTCTATAGGCCGCGGGGACATTTCACACGCGAGTTTTGCATTTCAAACGGTAGAGGAGGAAATCGAGGATACGGACGACGGCGAAGTGCGAATAATCAAACGTGCCAAGCTGTATGACGTAAGCCCTGTTACATATCCGTTCTATGAGGTTACGGACGTTAGCTTACGAGGCATGGAGGCCGTCAGACTGAGAAAGGAGAAAGCAGAAAAGGACCAGGCACAAAAACACAAGATTGCCAACCGCAGAAGGCGACTCAAACTTCAACACAGGCAATAATTAGAGGAGGATAAAAACCATGACACTACAGGAAAGAATGGACAATATTTGTCGCAAAGCGGCAGAAGGTGTCGATTACATGACCTCTATGCTCAACAAGGCCGACGAGGAGGGCCGTGACCTCACAGAGCAGGAAGAGGCGGAGTACACCTACCTGGATGGTAAGGTGCAGAATTTGAGAAAGGAAGAGGAAAGAACCAAGAACCTGATTGCCGATGAAGACGCCGCCAAGAGAGTGCGCAGAAATCCGCCGAGGCCCACAGACCCAAGGTCCAACATCGAAGTGGGTAACGAGGAATTCCGTACCCTAGGAGAATGGCTGGCAGCAGTACGCTTTAACCCTACGGACCCGCGACTGGACTTCAGGCCGATGGAAAAACGGCAGCAGTCCATGGGTGTAGGGACCGAGGGTGGCTTTGCGGTGCCGACGCAGTTCCTGCCGGAATTGAAGATGGTTGACCCACAGGCGGCAATCTTCCGGCCTCGGTGTACCGTGATTCCTGCCGGCGATCCGCCGGACGCTATGATCAGTATGCCTACCCTGGATCAGACTGCCGCACAGAACATGTACGGGGGCATGGCAGTTAGTTGGATTTCAGAAGGTGGAACCAAACCGGAAACAGACCTGAAACTGTTGGAAGTGTGTCTTACCCCGCACGAGGTGGCCGGTTACACCGTTATTACAGATAAGCTGCTGAGAAACTGGGGTGCTGCCGAGGCCACGGTCAGCAACATGCTGCGCCTATGTGTAAGGGGCACGGAAGATACCGCGTTTCTGAGTGGAACAGGTGCTGGACAGCCGCAGGGAGTTACGAACGCACCCGCTCGCATTAACATTACCAGAGCAGGTGCTGGTGCAATAGCCTTTGCAGACGTATATGGCATGCTGGCCCGCATGAAGATGGGCGGATCTCCTGTGTGGATCGGTTCTCAGACCATACTACCGCAACTCATTACCATGGTGGATGCTGGGACAAACAGTGTGTGGCTGCCAGGGACGAGTTCAAGCATCGGTGCGGGCGCCTCGAATTCTCCGCCAAGCACCTTGTTTGGCTATCCGCTGCTGTTCAACGATAGATCGCCGGCCTTGGGTACGGCTGGAGACCTCATCTTTGCAGACCTGTCCTATTATCTCATTAAGGACGGTTCCGGGCCGTTTGTTGCGGTCTCACCGCATGTGTATTTCACCAGCAACAGAAGCGTTATCAAGATCTTCTGGAATGTGGATGGCCAGCCCTGGTTGAGTGCTCCCATCCCGCTGGAAGGTTCCGCAGCTAACACGGTCAGCCCGTTTGTGGTCTTGAACTAACCATAGATAAATACAGATAGGAGGTAACAATATGAATGCAAATATTCTAGGCAAGCTGAGAATTGACAGCGAATCCCAGGTGGGGGCGACAGTTGCCGGGAGTAGCGTGTCCAAACTGTATGATATGTCTGAATACGACGAGGCACTGTTCATCTTCTCGATGGGGCTCGGGGCTACAAACGCGAGTATTGCAACCTGCGCAACGGTGGTGCTAACTTTCGTGGAGTCCAGCGCGGCCAGTGTGGCGGGCACAACGCTCATCGGCGGGAAGGCAACCATTGCGATCGGGTGCGGTAGCAATACGGCTATTACCACGGCAGCCGGATGTCAGTCCATCATTCTGCAATCTGGATCTGCGGCCAGTGCTACGGCAGCCACCACAGGGGATAGCTTCCAGATCGGTTACGGCACCAATGTTGTGACATTTACATGGAACAACAACGCCTCCATGACCGATCCCACCGCCGGCAATTTGACCAGCACACAGGCGTATTTTGGCTCCTCGCTTGCAGCCTCTACAGCGGATACGGGCGGTACTGGTCTTATCGACTCCATCAGGACTGCGCTCAAGAGCAATATCCTGTGCTGTGGTGGGCCGGATGTGTTCAGGTTCTCCACTCCGGATACGGGCACTCTGAAAATCGAAGCCGTGAACTGTACGGCACCACTGGTATACAACAACACCATGGCCACCACACGCATGATCGGTCAATGTGCCGCGGCGGCTATTGCCATTCCCATCAAGGCAGATCAGTTGACAGATACGGCAAACAAGAAACTGGTTGGGCTCACCTGGTCCACACTTGCACAGGCCCTCGGGGTCAACGTGACCTGCATCAGAAGCAGGGGCAGGTACATGCCAGGCGGGTTCGTGGGCAGAGTGAGTTCATAACAACGGTCAGGGGGAGGGTGTTTGTGTCCCCTCCCCTTATTTTACACCTCTATACGCAGGAGGCCCTGTGATACCAGAACGGCAGAAGGATAAGGTTTGTATTGTCGGATGCAGTGACAGTTGCACACAGACACGCTGGGATTTGGCCGAGCAATTCGAGTTCTGGGGAGTGAACAACCTTTACTGGACTTTACCGAACAAGCCGTTTACGCGGTGGTTTGAAATTCATCAAATCATGCAGGATGAGCAGGGCAAATGGCTCAGAAGGGGTAAGTATGTATTTAGGGAAATGCCCGTGGAAGTGTATCTCCATCAGTTAGAGGCTTTGGGCATACCGGTATACATGCGTGAGAGAAATCCACTGGTAACGAAATCAGAGCCGTTTCCGTATGACGAGATAGTAGAGAAATTCGGTACTTATTTTACCAATACCATTAGTTGGCAAATAGCTTTAGCCATCTCTATGGGGTTTAAGGAAATCCACGTTACGGGTGTCGATATGGCTTGCGATACAGAATACGGGCATCAGAGGCCGAGTTGCGAATATTTTTTGGGCATTGCTGCCGGTATGGGCATCAAGATATGGCTGCCCGATACTTGCGATCTGTTAAAGACACGGTTTCTGTATGGTAAGGACGAGCCCGAGGAATTGCAGTTCAGACAAAAGCTGGACGAAATACTACGCAATCTGAACATAAAACTCAAGGCCGAAAACACTAAGATGGAAAACGCTAAACAGGAGATGTGCAAGTACATGGGCGCTATCCTGGGTGTGCAAAACGTGGACAAGATCTGGAAAAACCAGACAGGCGGATAACCCAAACCACGAGGTGGTTATGGCAGAGGTACAAAAGAAAGACAAGGTTTGTATTGTTGGGTGCAGTGACAGCAAGGACCAGACCCCGTGGCATCTGGTAGAAGAATTCGAGTTCTGGGGTGTAAATAATCTGTTTCATAGTTTAAAGGGTCCATGGTCCCGTTGGTTCGAGATTCATCAGATTACAAAAGAGGGCAAGTTATGGTTGCGGCGTGGCAAAAAGGAGTTCAGGGGCGAGCCTGTAGAACAATACTTAGAGGGCTTGAGCAAACTGGGCTGCCCGGTATACATGCAAGCCTCGAATCCGCTGGTGCCGAACGCCATACCCTATCCACTGGACGATGTAGTAAAGGAATTCGGTACTTATTTTACTAACACAATCTCTTGGCAAATTGCTTTAGCTATCAAGGAAGGATTCAAGGAGATAAGGCTAGTGGGCGTGGATATGGCCGTGGATACAGAATATTTCTGGCAGCGGCCAAGTTGCGAGTATTTTCTAGGCATTGCTATGGGCCGTAACATCAAGCTGATATTGCCCGATGGATCGGATCTACTAAAAACACGGTTTCTGTACGGGTTTCAGGAACATATGGAACTGCCGTTCCGTAACAAGCTGAATCAGATACGGGAGACCATCAAACGAAAGCAAAACAAAAGCCTTCAGATGACTCAATTAGAGCAGAAACGGGTGGACCAGTATGTGGGCGCCCTGATTACGCTCGACGAGGTGGACAAGATCTGGAAGAACGTCACGGGAGGATAGGGTGCATAGGGTATCGCGGGTACGCTGGAAAAAACCCGCAGTTGTTTACGAGACCGCCATGGTAACTGCCCCGGAATGGCGCGGCAGAAGAAACAAGAGAATAAGGCGGTGCCCATACAGAGATAAAAACGGCAATGTAACATGTCCCTGTGAATGGGAGTCTGAAATATGCGAGCATTACGGGTTAGCTCACAATCGACGGCGGAGCCGATTGAAGTCAGTCAGGTAAAGACGCATCTGAACATCTTTACCACTGCTGATGATACGGCCCTGGACTGGTACATAACGGCAGCCAGGCAGGTGGCAGAAAACAAAACCAAACGGGCCTTGGTAGATACGCAGTGGGTATTAACACTAGATAGTTTTGCCAGTTCACATATTGACTTGCCGAGGCCGCCCCTGAGTACCAACACCACAGAGGTAGTAATCGAATACACCAAGACTACGGGAGACACCACCACCCTGCCCAGCACCGTGTACACGGTAGAGCACCGGGCGGAACCCGGATTTATCAGACTCAACTACGAGTCCGAATGGCCAACGGATGTGCAGGACAGCGAAGGCGCTGTGCGCATCACGTACCGCAGTGGATACACAACGGCCACGGTGCCTCGAGCCATCAAGCAGTGGATATCCATGAGGGTGGGGCAGATGTACGAGTACCGGGAGCCCCTGATAGACATAACGGCAAAGGAACTGCCCCGCGATTATGTAGATGGCCTTTTAGACCCATATACGGTGATAACGATATGAGGGCCGGCAGTTTAAACAGGGTGATTAGCATACGCAAGCCCACAACCGGGGCCAGGAGTACCAGCGGTGAGCCGTTGTTTACATGGGCTACGGTGCTTACGGAAATTCGGGCAGATAAGCAGCCTATTAGCGCCAGGGAACTGTTCCGGCAGGATGAGCGGTGGTCAGAGGTGACAGACAAATGGATTTGCAGGTATTCGTCTTTGGTAACACCTACCTGCCGACTGATTGATATAGGGGATAGTTCTGCGGAATACGAAATACAGGCCGTGATAGACATTAACGACAAACGGCATGCACTGGAAATACTGACAAAGAAAATAAAATGATATCACCGAATTACATGACAATAGACATTAAGGGCATGGAGGGCCTTAACGAGCGTTTACGCAAACTGTCCTTGGATTTGCAATATAAGGGTCTGGACCAGGCCACCAAAGCCGGCGCAAGGCTCATGCGGGACGAGGTAAAAAAGCACTGTCCTGTTAAAACTGGCAACCTGAAGAAAAGCATCGTCATGCGGAAGATGACAAAGAAAAATGTGGTCCCGGTGGTCTATCACATTACGAACAACCGCAACCGATCGAGGGGTGCGGATGGCTGGTATGCGCACATCGTGGAGTTTGGCAGTATCAAGCACCCCGCTGGTTGGGAACTGGATGTGC